CTTATAATGACAAGCGTGTTTGCTGGAATCGTATTTGCTATGGCAATCGATTACTTTAAGAAATAAATCAAAAACTATATTATGAAAAAGAATCACTTGAGTTACTCGGCTTTATGCCAGTTTAAAAAATCTCCTAATCATTTATTGGCTTACTGGAACAAAGAATTAAAAACTACTGATGCAATGCAGTTTGGAACTATAATACACAAGATGTTATTAGAACCAGATACATTTACAAAAGAGTTTGCAATTTTTGAAGGCGCAAGGCGTGCTGGTAAACAATGGATTGAGTTTAAAGAACAGAATGAAGGCAAGACACTAATTAAGCAACAAGAATTAGATGATGCAAACAAAATAATTAACAACGCTATGTTACATCCAGTATTAACTGAAATGATGCAAAATAAAGTAGATACTGAAATTAAATTAGAGTGGCAACATAAAGATGTTAATTTTAAAGGCTTTGCAGACCTTCTAACAACTTTTAACGGTAGAAAGTGTATAGTAGATATAAAAACTACTAACGATGCTGGAAAACGCTTTGAAAGAGATTTATACTATAATGATTATAAAATGCAATTGGCAATGTATCAAGACCAATATGATAAAGATACAGATGCTTATATTGTAGCAATAGAAACTACAACACCATTTAATGTGCAAATTTATAAATTAGATGATAGTTTATTATTTAAAGGTTGGATGGATTATGATTATTATACAGATAAATTTAAAGAATGGAACGGAGAGCCTCAGGGTTACTCAAGTGATATTGTAGAAGTAAAAACAGAAGTGGAGGAAGTAGTATGAAAAAGTTTGCAATAATAGGTGGTTTATCTTTAATGACTGCTGGTGCAACTAATATGATTATGCACAAACAAAAGTTAGATTTAAATCCTAACACTCTTGCAATAGCTACAGGAGGTTTTTTTGTAGCTGTAGGAATAACCTATAAATTTTAATGATAAAAAAAGAATGGCATTGGATGTCAGAATATAAAAACAAATCAAAAATAAAAATTATGAATAATACAAAAGTAAAAAACGAATTAAAAAGGGGAATTTATATACCTTTTTATTCAATCGAAGATTTAAAACCAGCAAAAGTTAATAGAGATTTATTTCTTAAACACGCTGAAAATTTCAAAACTAAATTAAAAGAAAATGATTGGTTATTACCAATAATAATTGCTGCTAATGGTGATGTAATAGAAGGGCATCATAGAATAGAATCAGCTAAATTACTTGGTGAAACTACAGTTCCAGTTTATGTTGTAGACTGGGTTAATACTAATAATGCTGAAGAACATTTAAAATGTATTATTAACCTTAATAATGGTAATAAAGCGTGGACAAGTTTAGATTATTTAAAATCATTTGCAAGAAAAAATAAAGATTATAAAAAAGTATATAATGCTTATTTAAAAAATAGTAATAATATATCAGTTGGTAATATTATTAACTGTTATTTTGGATACGGAAAAGCAAATTCATATAATTTTAAAAAGGGAACATCATTAATATTAAATGAAAGTTTTGCTGATTTTCTTGTAAATAAATTTTCACATTTAAATCAACAATATGGTAAAGGTAAAATTGCTGCATATTGTGTTAGAGAGTTAATAGTTGTTGCTTATACTAAAGCAAAGATGGATATTAAGACAGTTAATTTTCTATTTAAGAAATACGATGAGATGGCAAAAAGTGACCACCCATCTATAACTTCTATAAATAAATTTAAACCTTTAATGGAATTATATTTAAATGAATATAATATGAAAACAAACAACAAAAACAAATAACAATGAGTAAAAAAGAAGAAACAATATATTGTGGAAGTGGTAAAGTTATGAATCCTAAATGGTTAAAAGTAACTATTAATCCTTCTAAAATATCAGAATACATACAAGAGTATAATGGTAACAAATTCATCAAACTAAATATTAATTTAAAAGATGAAGCTGACCAATATGGTAAAGATGTAAGTATTAGTGTAGATACTTGGAAACCAGATGCAGAAGCACCTAAAGCTGAAGCAAGTAATACTTCAAACGATTTACCCTTTTAAGTATTATGAAACAATCAAAAATCTTAACCGCATTGGGTTTGAGTTCGTTGGATATACAAAATATGTTGATGAACGGACAAACGATGCCAGAGATAGCAAAGAAGTATAAAATTACTTATATTTCATTGGTACAGGCATTTAAAATCCAAAAGAAAGATTTTAAGTATATTGATTATATACAACCAAAAGAAGAAGTGAAGGATATAAAAAATGTATCCTTCGCTTTTGATAAACTATATACAGAAGAATCACTTAATGAAAATGAGTTATTAGCTTACTATAAATACGAACAAAAAAATAAAGCATATTATGGAACACAATAGCGACTTTAAATATGATTTACAACTTGGATTAAAAGGTGAAGGTTTAGTTGCTAATATGCTATCTAATAAAAAGATAGAGGTTAAAACTGATTTTCAAGCTAAAGATACTGGTAATGTTTTTATAGAATATAAAAGCAGAGGTAAGTTAAGTGGTATATCAACAACTCACGCTGAATGGTTTTGTTTTGTTTTATCAAATGAAAATATAATATTTGTTGATACAATTAAATTAAGAAACATATGTAGGGTGTATTTAAAAACAAATAGAGATGTAAAAGGTGGAGATGAAAACACATCAAACGGAATATTATTACCAATCAAACAATTAATCAAATTATGAAAGAATTACCATATTTTAAATTTTATCCTAACCAATGGATAACAGGCTCAATATCATTTATGGATTTAGATGTACAAGGTGCATTTATGAAAGTTTGCTGCTATTACTGGAGCAAAGAATGTAAAGTTTCTAGAAAACAAATTAAAACACTAATACCTAAACAATGGAGTGCATTATTAGATGCTGAACTATTTAAGATAGAAGAAGAAACTATTAGCATTAAATGGTTAGATGAACAATACCAACAACGATTAGTAGAACACAAGAGAAATGTAAGCAACGGAAAGAAGGGTGGCTTAAGCAGGGCTCAAGCATTAAGAAAAGAAAAGAAAAGAAAAGATAATTACGCAAATGATAATTTATTAAAAGTAAATGATGAAGTGCAAAAACTTCTTGACCAATGATATTAGAAGATAAAGCCACAGTACCGTATTTAAAAGCATTTAAAGAAGGTAGAATTAAAAAAGGTGTTGGCATTGGTTGTTTATTAGATGATTACTTTCTTTATAAGAATGGTAACTTCAATATGTTTCTAGGCTTAGATAATGTTGGTAAAACTAATTTTATATTATGGTACTTAACTGCACTAAGTAAAATACACGGTAAGAAGTGGTGCATCTGGTCAGGTGAAAACAACGCTGGACAATTGAAGCGAGATATAATACAAATGTGGACAGGTGAAACAATTAAAGATTTAAATGAGTATTTATTTTACCACGATGAAATAAGTAAGTATTTTAAATTTATTGATAATAGAAAACTTTACAATCATAAAGAACTACTAAAGATATTTGAAGCTGAAGATTGTGATGGTTGTTTTATTGACCCATACACTGGTATAAACCACGATAGAAGAATTTCACAATTTGAACGTAATTATCAAGTATGTAATGATGTTAGAGAGTTCTGCAACAAAACAGGCAAAACAATGTTTATTGCAATGCATCCACAAACAGAAGCTGCAAGGCGTGTATATCCACCAGACCATCAATTGAATGGACATATACAACCACCAAGAAAAGCAGATTGTGAAGGTGGCCAAGTGTTTCCAAATAGAGTAGATAATTTTATTTGTTTACATAGACTGATTTCACACGATAAATTGTGGATGATGACAGAAGTACACGTATATAAAATAAAAGATAAAGAAACTGGTGGTAAACCTACAATGTTAGGAGAACCATTAAGATTTGATTACAATAGTGGATTAGGTTTTACAATTGGTGGTAATAACGTATTAAAACAAAAACAATGAAGATATTAAACTTATATGCTTGCTTAGGTGGTAACCGTTATAAGTGGGATGAGGTTACAAATATAGAAGTAACTGCTGTAGAGTTAGACCCTGAATGTGCAAGACTATACCAAGAAAGGTTTCCTAATGACAAAGTAATAGTTGCAGATGCACATCAGTATTTATTAGACCATTACAAAGAGTTTGATTTTATTTGGAGTAGTCCACCTTGTCCAACACATAGTAGAATGAATTTATCTAATGTTAATAAAATAAAATTAAGCTATCCAGATATGAAACTATATCAAGAGGTGATATTTTTAAAACAGTTTTTTAAAGGTAAATATTGTGTAGAAAATGTTGTGCCATATTATGAGCCTCTAATAACATCAAATAAAAGAGGCAGACATTTATATTGGACTAATTATAACTTGCCTAATAATTTAGGTGAAAGAAAAAGTGTTGACTGGTCAAGAATAAAAAATGAAATAGATGCTTGGTCTAAATTTCACAATTATGATTTTAGAAAATACAAAGGCGAACAAGCAAGAAGAAAAATAGCAAGAAACTTAGTAGACTATGAAGCTGGTAGAACAATATTAGAAACAGCAGTAGGAATAGTTAGAAAACAAAATGTAAACCAAACAGAATTATTTTAAAACAAAAACAATGAGATATAAATATGAAAACATACAAGAGTTTATGAATTATAAAACTTGGAGTAATAAAAAAAAGATAAATACACTTTTAGAAATAGATTGCAGTTTGTATGCACATCTTGGAACAGATTCTTCTAAAGCAGAGAAAGAAGAAGTAAAAAGAAAAAGCATAGAAATATACAGAACTATTAAAACATTAGATAAAAAACTTGGTGATGAATTACTTTACTCAGAAGATTTAAAACAATGACTATTACAAACGAAGATAATATGGAACTAATGGCAAGGTATGAAGATAATTACTTTGACCTTGCTATTGTTGACCCTCCTTATGGAATAGAGCGGTTTAAAGCAAAAGATGGCGGTAATAGTAAAAAAATTAAATCATTGACATATTTAAGTGGTGACAAGGATAAAAATTGGAACAATACTAAACCGCTTGACGAATATTGGGATGAACTTTTTAGAATAAGCGAGTATCAAATTGTTTGGGGTGCTAATAACTTTAATTTGCCGACAAGCGAGTACTTTATAATTTGGGATAAAATGCAAATGATGCCGAGTTTTGCACAATGTGAACAGGCTTGGACTAATTGCAGAGTGCCCGCAAAAATATATAAACAAAGAAGTATTGACCCTAAAAGAATACACCCAACACAAAAACCTGTTAAACTTTATGAATGGCTTTTAATGAATTACGCAAAAGAAGGAGATAAGATTTTAGATACTCATTTAGGAAGTGGCTCAATAGCAATAGCTTGTCATAATTTAGGTTATGATTTAACAGCTTGTGAATTAGATAAAGAGTATTACAATGCAGCAATGAAAAGAATAGAACAACACAAACAACAAATAAGAATGTTTTAATATGACAGATTTAGATTATACAATAACAAAGAACAAATTAGAAATATTGCTTTTAAAGGCTCAAGAAGGTTTAAAAGTAGGTAAGGTAACGCAAAGTAAATTAGATGCAGTAGAAACGCTTCAAAGTAGCTTAAAATGTATGTTAGAGCTGAGGTTAATGTTAGATGAAATGAAAAACAAACAAACATTGTTAACAATGCAAAATGTAAAAGCATACAAAGAAACTGCAGAACTAAAGAAAAAATTTAATACATTTAAAAAATGAAAACTATATTATTAATGTTAATCACATCACACATAACTAGTTTTATCTCTGGTGCTTTAATTGTCGTGATAATAAAAAAATATTTTGAAAAGTAAAAAGAGAACATTAAATGAATACAGACAAACAAAGGACTCTCACTACCATAGTGATGATTCTCCTATTGAGTACAACATTGCTTTTTTGTGTAGAATATATCCTAATAATGCAGAGCTTGGAGCAATAATAAGAAAACATTTTCAGAAAATATGAGTTTAAACGCAAATCAAAAAGGTAAAAGATTCGAGTTAAAAATTGCTAAAGATTTAGCTAAGCGTTTTAAAACAGATATAAAAAGGACACCCAATTCAGGCGGCCTCAGCTTTAAAGGAGATATTTTAACCACAAGTGGCATACTATCTGAATATAGCTGGGAATGTAAGAACCAAGAGAAACTTAATATCTGGAAAGCATTAGAACAAAGTGAAGGAGATGCAAGAGGAACATTAAAAACTCCTGTAGTAGTATTTACTAAAAACTTTGAAGATGATTACATTGCTTTAAAATACGATGATTTTGTAAATATACTTCTTGAATTAGATGAGTACAGAAGTAAATAATATATTACACATCTTAGTAAAAGATGAAGAAACGTGGCTATCTATGGCTGAGGAAATAAGTAGCAATAGTAAAATACCAGCAAAAGATTTATTACACAACTTTTATATTGCTTTACATAGCAAAATAGATAGTAAAAAAGTAAAAATTAATGATATTCTATATAACGATTCTTTAAATAAAGCGTTTATATATAAGATGATGCGCAATATATTTTTAGACGATTTACGAAAAGATAAAGATATTTTAATTGATAAAGACCTAAAAAACATTATAGAAGCAGATAACACAAAGTATGTAGACATAGAAAAAGTAGTAGATGATATAGTAAACGAATTTTATTGGTTTGATAGAAAGTTATTTAACTTATATAGAAAAAAATTCCATAGCATAAGAAAACTATCTGCAGCAACTAACATATCACACGTAGTTGTATGGAGAACTATAAACAATTGTATTAAACAAATTAAAAAAAAAATTGATGAAAAGTAAAGGTTTAGGCGATAGCATAGAAAAGGTTACAAAAGCCACAGGTATAAAACAAGCTACTGATTGGATATTTGATAAGCTAGGAAAAGACTGCGGATGTAATACAAGGAAAGAAAAGTTAAATAAAATGTTTCCTTATAAGAATGTAGAATGTTTAAACGAAGATGAATACATATATCTAAAAGGTTTCTTTAACCAACAAAAGAATGTAGTAAATGCAAGCGAACAAAAAGGATTGCTAATAATACACAATAGAGTATTTGGAACTAATAAAGAACAATCAAGTTGTGGTAGTTGCGTCAAAGGTTTAGTAGATACTATGAAGAGATTATATAACGAATATGAATACGAAAGAGAAAGTAAAAGCAATTGAAAAAAAGCTATTAATGTTTTTAAAGAAATACACAGATAATACACAGACCAAATGCCAAAAGAAGAAAACTTAATTTTGTGGAAGAAAGGCCAAAGCGGTAATCCTAAAGGTAAACCAAAAGGTGCTAAAAATAGAAGCACAATTCTCAAAGAATTAGCAGAGCTTAGAACAAAAGGAATTGACCCTGTTACTGGTGAAGAAGTTTGGATGACTAATGAGTATAGAATGGCTATGGCTGTTATAGAAAAGGTTATAGAGAAAGGAGACCATCAAGCACTTAATATGGTATTAGATAGCATCTATGGCAAACAAAAAGATT